TTGAAATTGCTGAAGAGGTTGCTATCAACACTTTGTTTGAAGTCAACGAGTATGAAGACTCGATAAAGCCAAGAATAAATTATGACATTACTACCATAGGAATCGGTGCTGCAAAGCACTCGTTCTTACCAGGTGCTGGCGTTCAACTAGACTACGTTGATCCAGCTAACCTAGTATACAGCTACACAGAAAAGAATGACTTCTCAGACATCTACTATGTAGGAGAGGTTAAACAGATACACTACACAGAGCTAAGAAAGATTAACCCAAGCATCACAGACGAAGACTTGCAAGAGATTAAGAAGTGGGGCAACGCTTGGTATAACGACTACACTATCATCGGTCAGCTACAGGACGACCCGTTCAACTCAGAGATGATATCCGTCCTATACTTCAACTACAAGACAGACAAGAAGTTTGTGTGGAAGAAGAAGTTCTTAGACAACGGTGGAGAGAGGGTAATAAAGAGGGACGACTCGTTCAACCCTCCAGTTGATGCAGAGGAGAGGTTCGAGAGAGTTGAAGCTACGAAGGACGTTTGGTACGAGGGTGTACTTGTTCTTGGGTCCAACATGCTTGTTAGCTGGGACCTATGCAAGAACATGGTACGACCAGAGGCTGCAAGTCAGAAGGCTGTGTGTAACTACGTTATTTCAGCACCTAGGATGTACAAGGGTAGAATCGAGTCTTTAGTAAAGAGAATGATTCCGTTCGCTGATCAGATTCAGTTGACACACCTAAAACTTCAGCAAGTTCTTTCTAGAGTTGTGCCAGACGGTGTGTTCATTGATGCCGACGGTGTAAGTGAGGTTGACCTTGGTACTGGAGCAGCGTACACGCCACAAGACGCACTGAACCTATTCTTTCAGACTGGTTCGGTTGTAGGACGTAGCTACACTGGAGACGGTGAGTTTAATCAGGCACGTGTTCCAATCCAACAGCTTAACAGCTCAAGTGGGCAGAACAAGATGCAGGCACTTATTGGTGCCTACAACTACCAGCTTAATATGATACGTGACGTGACTGGACTCAACGAGGCTAGGGACGCATCGACTCCAAATCCAGACGCACTGGTTGGGCTTCAGAAGTTGGCAGCGTTAAACAGTAACATCGCAACAAAACATATCCTAGACAGTGGACTATCTATAACTAAGAGACTGGCTACGTGCCTATCACTTAGAATTGCTGATATATTAGAGTACGCAGACTTCAGAGATGAGTTCGCTATGCAGATCGGCAAGTATAACATCACGATACTTGAGGATATCAAGAACTTGTACTTACACTCGTTCGGTATCTTTATTGAGCTTGAGCCAGACGCTGAAGAGAAGGCTCAACTTGAGGCTAACATTCAGATGTCACTTCAACAAAAACAGATCGACCTAGAGGACGCAATAGATATCAGGATGGTTAAGAACCTGAAGATGGCTAACGAGATCCTTAAGATTAAGAGAAAGAAGAAGCAGAAGGCTCTAGAGGACAGACAAGACATGCAGTCTCAGATTCAGATGCAGACCAACATGCAGTCACAGCAAGCTGCCGCAGAGCAGAAGCAACAGACGGCACAGATTGAGGCACAGTCTAAGATCGCTATTAAGGAGGCTGAGATGAACTTTGCAATCCAGACCCTAGCAGCAGAGGTTGCTAGTAAGAAGGAGTTGATGCAGTTAGAGTTCGACTACAACATGCAGCTTAAGGGTATCGAGACTGAGAACCTAACAAGGAGAGAAGACAAGAAGGAAGAGGCTAAGGATAAGAGGGTTGACATACAAGCTACGGCTCAGTCAAAGCTAATTGACCAGCGTAAGAACAACCTTCCTCCAGTGAACTTTGAGAGTAACGAGGACAACCTATCAGACTTTGACTTGTCGTCGTTTGAACCTAGATAAATGGGGGTATTACTTTTTTAGTTAATTTTGTAATAATTAAATCAAATATAAATGGAAGGATTAACGTTCAAGAAGGTAGACTACGAAGACAAGTCTATCGCTGAAAAGGAACAAGAGGTTATTGAAGAGGTGGTTGCTGATGAAGTGGTTGCTGATGAAGTAGCAGAAGAAAAAATTGAAGAAGCTCCAGTCGTTGAGTTAGATGACGACGCAGTTCTTTCACATATTAGAACAAAATACAATAAGGAGGTAGACAATATCGATGACTTATTCAAGGAGAGAGTAATCTCTGAGGAGTTGTCTGAAGACGTGGCTGCATTCAACAAGTATAAAAAAGAGACGGGTAGAGGTATCGAAGACTTTGTGAACTTACATAGAGACCTAGATAAGGTAGACCCAACAAAACTGTTATCTGACTTCTACAAAGAAAACGGAGACGACGAAGAGGACGTAGAGTATCGAATGAGAAAGTTCAGGTACGACGAAGACTTAGACTCTGAAGACGAGATTGAAGAAAAGAAGATAGCACTAAAACAAGAGCTAAAGAAGGCGAAGAAGCACTTCAATGAGCAGAAGGAGCAATACAGCACATCTCTTGAGTCAAGAGAACCGCTAGTACCAGAGGCTGATAGAAATGATTTTGAGTCCTACAAAGCAAATAAGACCAGAGTTGCAACAGAGCAAGAGGAACAACTTAAGAAGTCGGATTATTTTGTTGAAAAAACTAAAGAGTTGTTTACCGATAGTTTCGAAGGTTTCGGATTTAAAGTGGGTGACGACAAGGTGGTATACAAGCCAACAGATATGAACGCTGAAAAAGCACAGACTGCATTGACAGATCTTATAGGTTCATTCCTAGACGACAACGGATATGTTAAGGACGTGGAGAAGTTCCAAAGAGCTATGACTGTAGCTGGTGATCCAGAGAAGTTTGCGAACTTCTTCTATGACAAAGGGAAGTCCGATTCAGTGACAAACTTTGAGAAGGACGGAAAGAACATCGACATGGTCAGAGGAGCGTCAGTTCCTTCATCTAAGTCATCTGGGTTACAGCTTAAGATCGTAAACGATGGTAATAATAATAACAAGTTTAAAATAACAAAACGCTAAAAATTAGAAAACATGGCAGGACAAGTTGAATTATCACCAGGAGTTTTATTGACTCCTAGTTCAGTGCAACAAGCACTACAAACAAATTACATTAGTGAATTTGATTACTTGAATCAGTATCTTCCAGAAACTGACAAGAACGAATTCGAAGGATACGGAAACCGTACAATCACTGGATTCTTACGTAACGTAGGTACAGCAGAGATTCCTTTTGCATCAGACTTAATTAAGTGGTCAGAGCAAGGACGTTTGCATACTAAGTACACTACAGTAACTCCAGTATCACCAACAGCCTTAGATGATACAGTTACTTTTGATATTGGTACAGAAACTTGTAACTTTAGAGCAGGACAAGTTGTATTTTTGTCAAATAATTCTGGAGCTAGTTCTTATAGAGCTATTGTATCTGTTATACACCCATCAGGTGATTTAACTAGATTTACAGCTAAGTTTTATAACGGAACTGGTATTGCAGCTGGAGATGTTGCTGCTGTATTTACTGCATTCGTATATGGTTCTGAATTTGCAAAAGGAACTGATGGAATGAAGGGTTCATTAACACCAGAGCCAAAAATCTTTGATGTTAAACCAGTTATTATTAAAGACCGTTATGAGATCTCAGGATCTGATATGTCTCAAATTGGTTGGATTGAAGCTACATCTGAGAATGGTTCTAACGGATTCTTATGGTATGTTAAGGCTGAAGCTGAAACACGTCTACGTTTTGATGATCAAATTGAAATGATGTCTGTTGAGCATACTGTAGCTGAAGCAGGATCAGGAGCATTAGCTGAGTTGACTGGTGGATATACTATTGCAGGTACACCATCAGCTGGATCTCAAGGTTTATTTGCTGCAATTGAGGAGAGAGGAAACGTATGGGCTGGAGGTAATCCAACTACATTAGGTGACTTTGATACAATTGTTGAGCGTCTTGACGGTCAAGGTTCTATCGCTGAGAACACATTATTTGTTAATCGTGCATTCTCTTTAGATGTTGATGACATGTTAGGTGCTCAATCTACAGCTACTGGAACATCTTACGGTATGTTTGATAACGACAAGGATATGGCTTTGAACTTAGGATTCACTGGATTCCGTCGTGGATCTTATGACTTCTACAAGTCTGACTGGAAGTACTTGAATGACGTAACTCTTCGTGGAGGTTTAGTTGGTGGAGCAGTTAATGGAGTTTTAGTTCCAGCTGGAACAACTACAGTATACGATCAAGTTCTTGGTCAAAATGCTACTCGTCCTTTCTTACACGTTCGTTACAGAATGGCTAACAAAGAAAATAGAAAGTTGAAGACTTGGGTGACTGGTTCAGCAGGTGGAGCTTCTAATAGTTCTTTTGATGCTATGTTTATTGATTACTTATCTGAAAGAGCACTTTGTACTCTTGGTGCACAAAACTTCTTCAAGTTTAACGCATAACACTTAATACCAGAGAGGAGTAGAAATATTCCTCTCTATTTTTTTTAATTCTAATCTAATAATAATGAAAAAACAAGTTGAACTAAAGGACCGTATTTATATACTGTCAAACGACATGGCTCCACTGAGCATGTATATTGCATCTAAGGATGGAAGACGTAGCAGATTGCTATACAACGACCCAGAGACTGGTAGAAATAGATCTATGCGTTACTCACGTAACCATGCATCACCAT